TGATGTTCTCCATTAACAGCTTTTTTAACCCATATACTAAGAGTCCATTTATTTAAATTACTATTACCTAAAGTTGCTTGTAAATAAGCATCATCACTTCTGTTAAACCTTAAACTACGTTCTACTGCGTATGCCTTCTTCCCTGCTAAAAAGAACGAATTAGGACTGCCAAGACTGCTCATTAGCTAAAGTTTCCAATAAACTGTGCAGTTATATTTGTATTGGTTCGTGCGATCCATGCAATAACATCTACCTGGTTTGCACCTGTAGATAATGTAGGTGCTGTACCATCACTGAAATCCCAATACGATCCAAATGCTGCGGTTCTACTTCCTGTACCATCTTGAGTTATAAACAAAACACCACTCTGTCCAGCAGAAATATTTGAAGGGTTGGCAAAGGTTGTATTACCAGTAAGTGTTGTAGAAAAATTATTACCAGTTCTAAAATCTAAGGTAATTGTAGAAGCGTAGGAGATTGCAGTAATTTCTCCGATAGTTCCTTTTGTAGTAACTCTACCGTTACCAGAACCACCACCATTATCAAAAACAAGCGTATTTAAAGTGCTTGTTTCGTGTGCAACATTAGTAACTTTAAGTGTTGACATTAATCAGCCTCCTCTGGTGTGTTTCCCTCTGCTACCCACTCAAGGTACTCTTGGTAGTCGGTGTTTGCTTCGTCTTTTGGAATAGCTGCATTATCAGATGTTCTGATAATTACATTATCTTCTAATGTTTTCCCTGTTATTCCATCAGTAGTATTTTTTAATTTGTAAGTCATAGTTCAGCAGATGCGGAGACAATTTTAGCAGCAATTGATTGATTATTTGTATTACTAAATGAATTACCACCTGATCTAACAACTTTTTCTATACCTGTAATACCAATATCTGATGCTGTAGCTGCTAAATTATGTGCAGCTCCAACTTGTGTAACTTTCCCGTCATTATTACCATTAAGATCACCTAAAACTACAGTAGGAGCTACTCTCATAGTTGCTGGAAATTGCACTCCTCCATAAGCATTAGATGTTGCTCCAGGATCAACTAAAAATATTCCAGCTATAGTTGAAGTGTTTGCATAAAAATACCTCTGACATAAAGCAAGCTCCTGACCGAATGACCTATGCTCAAAATCTGTTGCCACGCTGCCTACTTCTAACGAAACTCCTGTAATTTCAAATGTTGAATCATTTGTTGTGTACCATGTTGTTGTATGATCTGGCATTCTATTACCAGAAGAATAAGCTCCCCATTGATTTAATGCAACACCTGAAGCAGTAAAACTTGTTCCTGCAAACGCCCAAAAATCTATTTGAAGTCCTACTTCATTATTATTATCAAAAGTTAGATTAGAATTTCCAGAAATTTGTTTTGTTATTTTTGTCCAAGTATTAGCAGACAAAGCACCTGTTTCGTAAGCATAATTTTGTGCAGTTCCATCTGGAGCTATTAAGTTAAAATAAAAATTTTGAGCAACACTAGATTTAACCCAAAAAGATAATGAAATGTTGCTTGAACTAGAAACATAATTCCAACCACTATTTGCAATGTCTTGTGCTTCAACTTTATATCTTACTTGTATGTAATCCCCTGCACCTGCACCACTTGTTTGATTTCCATTTGTTATTTTTAAAGCCTTTCTAAAACCGTTTGTATATGGTGTAGTTCCACTTGAAACATCTACTTGTGCCTGTGTAGGTGCTTCATCAGTACCGCTATAAAGAACTGCAAATCTATCATTAGTATAATATCCAGAAGATGTAGATGACGTACCACGTTGTGCCACTTGCATAGCTCCGTTAATTATTAAATTTCTATTACCTAACTGCCCACCATTTATACCAGTTATATTTTGCAGACTGTTTGCTGAATCTTTACTAACAATCGTTCCAGTTTCAGTACTAGGTAATGTAAGAGTTTTGTCTGAAGAAGGATTGCTGGTAGGTGCAGCTATGATTACACCATTTCCTCCACTATGTTTTAGCTTAATACTTGCCATAATTAACTAGGTTTTGGGTTAGCGTCTTTAACCGCTTTGATGTGGGTAGCCCACGTTCCAGTTGTATCTAGTTTACCTGCCTTCATGTCGGCATACAACATATCAAGTTGATCTCCCAAAGAACTGTAAACAGTAGAACCATTTGTTGTTCGATCGGTTTTATACTTAACCGCAGCAGCTTCAGAATTTAATGTTGCTCTCGCACTATCAATCTTACTCTGGTCAAGATTTACTGCCTTTCCGTCTTTATCAAACGCACCAGCAGAATCATCTATAGAAACAACTGTTGAGTGGCTTTTGTAAATAGCTTCGTGATCTAAACTCATGCTGATACCTCCATTGCTGTAACTGATGAAGTACCAAAAAGGTTATAAGCATTATTATCTGCATTTTGTGGTCTATTTAGGTAAATATAATAATTACCACCTGGCTGATATACTGATGCCCATTGAAGTTTATACGTTAATGCACTTGTAGAACTAGGAGAATCTAAATATTGCCAAACAGCAGTTTGAACTCCAAACTGGGAATTACCCTGTTCTTGGAATCCACCAAAACTAGCATTAGTCATATTACCAGTCCCAGAAGTTCCCACAGGTAAAAGTGTCGAACCTCTATAGGCTTTAAATGCTACATAACTATTATTATGTCCTCCGTATTGTAAAACAAAAGTAACAAGAATTTTGTTTGAGGTTGAAGAAGGTGTAATAGTAGCCGTTAAACCTGAAATGTCTGCATATGTAGCATTAGTGATTGACGCAGTATCTGTTTTAACTGTCTGAACAACTTGAAGAATTTTACCACCAACACCACTTGCTAGTTTTCCAGCAGTAACAGCATTAGAAGCAAGCATATCTGCATCTACTATTCCGTCAGGCAAACCTCCTACTGAGATTCCTGTTACTGTTCCTGATCCGTTGATTGCAATAGCCATAACTATAAGATAACTAATTTGGCACCAGAAGGCACGGTAATCGTGACTCCGTTATTTATTGTAGGACTCACACTATGTGCATTTTTATTAGCAGTCAAACTATAAGAAGTTGTAGCAGTTTGGTCATTCTCAAAAAACACTTCATCAGTACCGCCTCCTGTAGCTCCAGCACCTCCTCCAATCGCACCCCAAGCACCATTGTTATAACCCTCAAACTGATTTAATGTTGCGTTATGTCTAAACATACCAACAGCAGGACTTCCATCTCTCTGAGCAGTAGTACCAGAAGGTATTGTCAAACTAGATGTATAGTTATGAGTTACCTTTCCTGTAAATGTTCCTCCAGTTAAAGGTGCTAATCCAAAGTTTGTTGTAGCTACTGGCCCAACAGTTACATATCCGTTATTAGCAGCATTTCTTATTTTTAAATTTCCATCAGATGTATCAACGTGCCATTGAAACGCATAATTAGTTGTCAACGCACCAGAATTACTATTATTAGATGCTATCGCTTGCAAAACATTATTAATGTCTGACCTTACGGCACTTCCAGTTCCGTTATCAATTATAAAATCGTGTTGAGCCATTTAAATAATCAACATTGTGTTTATTCTACCCTCCTTTACCAAATCCGACAGCCTGATAGGTGAAATTTCTATCAATCGAAGCATTTGATGAGTTTTTGAAGTGAACAGTAAAACCAGTTCCACTTACACTAGACACTTCAAAGAAATCTCCTGATGCCATATTCTGAGCATTAATACCAATTGAGGGTAAATTAGTATTCGCTCCAAGCAAAGAAGAAGTACCGACAAAAAACGGATGAGTAAAGGTTATAGCCTTTGCCCCTGCTCCACTTGCTGTAACATTACCTTGTTCTGTTCTCCTCTGTAAAGATGCTGTATAACCTAATTGTGAAACTCTAATATCCTGTGCAGTATCTTCACTTGTTAATTTAGCTCTAAATTGAAATCCTCTTCCTTTATAAGTACCATTTGCAAAAGTTTGAAAATCAGAATAAGTAGGAGATCCAGAAGGATTATCTTGAGTAAACCTTACTAACATTTCAGCATTAACTTCTGTAGCTGTAGCTCCATCAAAATCAGTAATATCATCAATCAAACCTCTTGAATCAAATAAATCTGATGGATAAAAACCTTCTGTCAGGAAATGACGTTTTAGATCAAGACTAAATACACCACCTAAATCTAATGTTGTACTACCAGCAGCCCCACCAAAATCATAAGTACCAGAACTTGCAATCCCACCAAAGTCATCTAATGATCCAATAAGATCAAAATTTGTGATCGTATCGAACAATCCAGAACCAGCTAAGTTTATAGTTCCTGTCGCAGAATCAAAATCAATACTGGTTTTTGTTCCTTGAAACTTTGGATTGTCAGTATCTTCTCTTCTTGTCTGTGTAATTAAAGGTGCTTGATTATCAGGAAGATCAATAATTACACTTGTTTCACCAGGGCTAAATCTATTTCCATCATCTCTGAATTTTAAAATATATTCTCCTTCAAGATAAGGAAGTTCCGCAGTTGTGGTATTACCAGCTAAAGCTTCAACAAGATCAACAGAGTTAGTAAATGTACCACTACCATCTGTCTTTGT